GTCGCCCTTCTTGCCTGACATAGCGAGTCGCTTGACAAGAGGAGCCATCTTGAGGTTCTTTTGGTAAGCAGCAATGATTTCATCCGACCAAATTTCGGGGATAAAAGTAGCTGCTTCTGTTTTTGCAGTATTACCCGCTGCACCAGGATAAGTAGCAGTAGCCATTAGTCACAATCTCCTTTAGATTATTTGACTCGACCCTCTGCGTATGCTTTTAAGATTTCTTCTGACAAAGCTTGATAACGCTCAGGGTCTGTTCTCATTAGTTTAATAATGTCGGCCCTGCGATACACTTTCCTACGGCTCCCTTCGGCACTGCCCTGTGTGCTGCCCGTGTTGGCTGCTTTCAGTTGCTGCTTCCGTGACTGCTTTTCTACTGCAGCCGTTTGCTGTGCAATGTTCTTACGTTCTTTCCAGAGCGTGAACAATTCGTCAGCAGCTTCAGCGTTGTACTGTTGGTCAGCTTCTACGAACAACTGAGTCCTGATCTTTGAACCTTTGATCCATTCAGCAAACTTAGGGTCCTGCAGAATACTCTGCATGTCCGGATGTTTGGTGTTTAGCATCGCAAGAGACGTCTGCTTCTTGTATTGTGCAGTGTACTCTTGAGCTTCTCTGATCTTAGGGTGATTCTCAATAGCACGATTGACAGCTGCTTGAGGATCCGTAAAGTAGTCTATATCGTCTTCAGGCTCAACGTATTGTTGAGGTGCTTGTTGTTGTGTCTGATTCTGAATGAAGTCGTCCACAACTTTACGAAGTTCTCCTACTTCTGACGATTGACGCCCAAGCAGCTTCTCAGCTTCCTGGTGCATCTGTACCACTTGCTCTAAAGTTTTGCCTTGGTACTTATCAGGTATTGTAGGTTGTTCTTCTTCTTGAGGTTGCTCAGCTTCTGTCTGCTGAATCTCGTCTACTTCGTTCTCAATGTTGTCTGCGTTTTCCTCTTCAGGGTGCAGATCTACCATTGTTGCTCTTGACATGATTAAACTCCGTGAACATTAGTCATTATGGAGGTTGGGTTTTTGGCCTGCCTTTTCGTGTTCTCTTACCCACCGCATGTGCCTACCAGGAAAGTCCCCAGTGTGCCCATCCAGGATAAAAGCCGGAGCAGACAACATTTTTGTACCTATGGCACCACAGTCGCACCTACTGACTTCGGTACCGCTACGTACAAATTGTTCAAAAGTGTGTCCTTTAGGACATCTAAAGTCATAAACCTTATACATCTTCTACAACTTCTTCGTTATCAGCTTCTGCTTGTTCTCTAGCTGCTGCAATAGTAGCCTCAAGATTAATTACAGAAGCCAAAGCTGCCACTTGGCCTTTACGAAAGTGTAGATCTTCTGCGTCTTTTACTGTCTGAATGTCAGCTAGACGCTGTGCATTAGTAGAAAGCTCTTGTACGAGTTGTTTGAAACCTTCGCTACCAAATAGTACGTTGTAGTTGTCGAAGTAAGCTTCAAGCTCAGTGTTCATAAGTTTCCTTTAGTTGTTACTACAGTTATAGTATAGCATATTTTTAGGCAAAAGTCAAGCTTTATTTCTTAGGCTTCTTTACCTTGGTCATCTTTTTACCAGTGCGTTTAGCTTCCTTCTTAGCTGCTTCCATACCGGACTTAGTGTATGAATAGTGTTTTCCACCTACTTTAGGCATTACTTTTTCCTCTTTTTGGTTGTTTTTGCTGCTTGTCTGAAAGCTTTGGCACTTGGTGCACCTTTGGCACCCGGTTTCCGCATCTTCTCCCCACTACCTGCAGCAATTCGTTTGCGCTTAGCGTGTATATTTGCATAGAGTCCTTGTTTAGCCATTACCATTTCACCTTGTCTGCCCAGTACGCTGCTGACATCTTGCCTTTGCTAATATTGCTTGCATGACGTGCTTTAAATGATTTACGTCTGGCTTTCTCTTTATCCGTTTGCGGGTTTTTACCTGCACCACTGACACCCTGTTGTCCAAAACGAATGGTCTTAACTTTGTCCCCTTCTTTTGCTACGACAACGTGGCTCTTAGTCGGATGGTTTGGTGTCCTCTTCGGTTTGTTGTACCCGCTTACTCCTGCTCTTTCCAGCCTTGAGTCCTTGCTCTTCTTTTGTGGCATTACATAGGTCCTCTACTTGGCGTTGTAATCGGTCTAACAGGACCCATTTGTCCTCTAGGTGTTTCTCGACTTGGTTGAGGAGATGCTGGAATTCGTTGTTGGTTAGCATTTGTTTGATTACCCTTGATTTGTCTTTCTTTCAACAGAGTCTCTGCGACACGCATACGACGCTCGAACTCCTTGTCCTCCGCGTCTCCTTCACGTAGATTCCTAGTGATGGCATTGATGCGGTCAATCTCCAGTTCCACAGGTACAGCATTAGCTTCAGCAGCCAGTTTAACAGCCCTAGCTGAAGACTCCTGAGCCTGTGCAGACAAAGCTGCTGTCTGGGACTGCTGGAACTCAAGCTGGGCTTGTTGTGCCGCCATAGCCATCTGCTGAGCTTCTGGGTTAGGTTGCATAGCTTGTGCCATAGCTGCCAGAAGTTCTTCACGGTTAGACAAGTTCATGTTGTCTATGATGGACTGGATCAGTGTGTTGTACAGCGGTGAGTCTTTTTGCATGGTCTGTAACAACTGTACCAACTGAGTAACCTCGTATTCTCTAGCGATGATACCCAGAGTGCTGCTGGCGTTGAACTTGTAGTCAGCAACAGGGTAGTTCTCAGGATCAAACTGCATGTAGCGGTAAGCAGCTTTCTTGACAAAAGGAATCAGGAAGGACTGCTGGAAGTTAATCAGAGTGCGCTTGTGGCGCTTAATGATAGCACCAAGAGACATGCTAATGCCAGCTGCTGTGGCTTCTCCATTGACCTGACCCGCGATACCAGCAGAGTCAACGGCACCAGTAGCCTGCTGAACCATCTGCTGTAAAGCACCAGCTTGTGCAAACGTAATCTGGTTGACTTGACCAAAGTTAAACGGCTGGAGTACTTCACGCGGGTCTCCGCTAGTTAGGATCATTTTACCTGGGCGTACTTCTGGTTTAGCACCGCGTGGTAGCCGCGTAGCGTCCACAGCCAGCATTGGGTGGATCGTAAGGCTCAGAGCGTCAATCCTAGCTCGCAACTCAGTGTCCAGAGCTTTCTGTGAGTTGTAACCTTTTTCACATACGCCACGACCCCAGAATCTACCGGGTACTACGTCCCATGGGAAAGCTACTATTGGTCGGTCCTGCATCATGTACGGGTTAGCTTCTGCTTTCAACAGAATACCGCCATTGGCAATAACAACCACTGCTTCCACGTACCGTGACTTCTTCTTGTCCTCAAGCTCTACTACTTCTTCGTCCTCGTCAGCCATAGCTGCTTCTAGTAGTTCTCGTGGCACTAAGCCGTAGTACTTCGTCAGACGCACTTTGTCGTCATTGTAAATCGTGAGGTCCTGGTCAGGCTCAAGGTCACTGTCTGGTGTTGCAGAGCCTACGTACACGTCCTTGTAGACCCCCTGTTCCTGCAGGAGTTCCACTTGGTGTCGGCTTACGAACTCGTCCACAGCGACACCCATGGCGTCATCAACACTGGTCGCTACTGGGTCAATCAGGAAGTTCTGTGGCAACACGGGCTTGAGCTTAACTTTGACACGCTCCATGATGTTGACACCGACAGCCTGCAAGTCTCCACCCATGATGGGTTGAGTAGCCGGAGCCATCTCTTTCATTTCTTCAATGATAATCTCACCCATACCTGTGCCGTACACAGCTGCATTGATGAGACACTCTGCTACTGACTTACGAACCTTACAGTCCTCAAAGTCCTCCGTGAGTTTGTTACGCAGGAACAACACGTCCTGACGCTCAGTGTCACCCATGTTGTCACTTACGTCGAACCACTTGCCACGCCCAAAGGTTGCTTCTTCTAGTTCAGCAACATTGGACTCAACAGCCTGTTGTAACGCAGGTGAGATGATTCTGCTGCGTTCTGACTTACGTTCGCTGTCTGCTGGGTCCCAGATGCCACGCCAGAGTCTGTAGTACTCGTCAAACTTGTACGAATAATTAGACTCGTAGTGGTCACGCCAGTCGTCACATTTGGTTATTACCCAGTCTTCCAGAGACTCCTGGATCATCAGTGGGTCATTGTCGTATAGTTCACTCATAGTTAGTATCCTGCTACCACGTCTAAGATTTCATGGTCGTCTATTTCAAATTCGTAGTTGTACGCTACGTTTGCTAATTGGTCTATGTACGCCAAAGCGTCCACTAAGTCGTCATGCGTCAAAGGGTCAGGAAACTGGAACAACTGGTCTAGAAACCTAGCGTTCCACTCACCTTTGTTCAGTGTTACGAAGCCATTCTCAAAGCGCCCCTGTAACGCCCACATAACCCTGTCAGTCTTCTTTTTGTTACCGTGGGTCAATTCCTCGACTCTGAAGAAAGTCCCGTAGCGTTTCTGTAGGTCCGTTAGAGGGGACATTACGGCTTGCTTTGCAATCCCCCTTTCGATACCGACACTAACTGGTTCGTAGTCCCTGACAACTTGGAATATCTTTGCTGCTGTTTCGTCAAGGCTCCAACGCCCATATACAATATTATCAACGTACCAACCATCAGGACTAACTTTGACAACAGCAATCGCAGTCTCGTCAAGCTTTGTATTCTTAGTTCTCTTCTTGTTGACTTCTTCAAAGCCTGCCAAGTCAACTGCAACGTAGTAGTCTCCTATCTCCGGTTCTTCTTCAGAAACCTTTATCCAGTCCTCTTTAAACATTTCTGACCCACGAGCTTCAAATGACGCCATAAACTCCTGACGAAACGCATAGCTCGACATAGACTTTTTTGCAATGTCGATTTCACTAGCGTCAAGCAGAGGATTGTCATAGGAAGTAAAATGCCAAGCTTTGTAAGTCTCGTCGTCACCCAGTTCAGCATACTTGTACAACTCGTAGAAATGATTACGTCCCATTGGCGTACCAATGAACATCGCACAGCCCTTTTGGTCAGCCAAAGCAGGTCTCAAGATCTGCTCGAATACATCGGGCTTCATGTCGGCGTACTCGTCCAACACGAGGAACTTCAGTGACACACCA